AAGGGATATGGGCGCATTGATAATGCTCCTGAGCCTAAGCCTGTGAAGGCTCCGACTGATCGGGCTGCGAAGCCTAAGACCACAAGGGCTAAGAAATGAAGATTACGCTGATTAAAGACGCATCTTGGAGCGGTAAGAATGGTAAGGCTGGTGCAAGCCATACAGTTGATGACCGTATCGCTCAGAAGCTAATTGATCGCGGATACGCGAAGCCATATGTAAAAGAAGAAAAGGCTGAAGAAGATGGCGCTGCCACTAGCTGATGACCTAGCAAACATATTCGACGTTGATGAATTTGCCACTGCGGTCACTTATGATGGTGGCACGATTAACGGCATTTTTGACAATGAGACAATCCCTGTTGATACGGGTGGTTATGTTTCTGTTCACGAAGAGCAGCCGCGTCTGACATGCAGAACAACAGACATATCCAGCATAGCGTACAACCAAGCTATGGTTATCAATGCGGTGACATATTATGTGCGGGCGTGGATACATGATGGCACTGGCGTTACTGTCATCCAGTTGGAGAAATCATAGTGGCTCACGTTAGGCAGCAAATAAGAGAGCGCATTGTTTCTGTGCTTACCACTAACGTCACGCTGGTCAGCAGCCGCGTATATGGCACTAGGGTTTATTCTCTGACTGACGCTGATTTGCCCGCTATTACGGTTTACGCGGGATCAGAGGCATCTGCGCTGCAAACCATTGGTGTAAAGACATCTGCGCGTGTTGTTTCCATTGAGGTGGACGCATATGTGCGCGCAACAACTAATTTTGATAATGATGTGGACGCGATTGCTGTCCAGATCGAAGAGGCAATAGCCAATGACTTCACGGTCAATGGTCTTGCAAAGTCGGCTGTGTTATCCGGTACAGACATCAACTTTTCAGGCGAAGCGGAACAACCAGTAGGTTCCGCAAAGCTGACATTTGATGTAAGGTATGATACAGCTATCGATGACGTAGAAACGGCCAGATAGGAGGCTCCAATGGCTACACACACAGGCAGCGAAGGAACCGTAAAGGTCGGTGCTAACGCTATCGCAGAAATCCGCTCTTTCAGCTTAGAGGAAAGCGCAGATACCTTAGAAGATACAACTATGGGCGACACTGCTCGCACATACAAATCATCTCTGACAACATTCACTGGATCGGTTGATGTTTTCTGGGATGAAACCGATACAACTGGTCAAGGTGCTTTGACTATCGGTGCTTCTGTTACGCTCAACGTTTATCCAGAGGGTGATGCTTCTGGTGATACATATTACACTGGCACAGCCATTGTTACCGGCGTTACACGGTCATCATCATTTGATGGTCTTGTGGAGGCATCAATAACTGTGCAAGGTAGTGGGGCATTAACAGCTACAACGGTGTAACCCATGTCTAACCCTATAGACGCCTTAGACGATTATTTGTCAAATATCGAAACAAGGCATATAGAAGTAACTTTACGCGCAGGGGCCAAGCCTCTGCGTGTTTACTATACCCCTATGACTTCTGGAGAGATGTCATCTATCCAGCGGAAGCATTCTGACTTTCCATCTGCCAATATAGACGCCTTGATCGATCTGATTATCTTGAAGGCTCTAAAGGAGGATGGCGAAAAGGCTTATACGATTGAGCATAAGCCTAAGCTGAAGCGCATTCCACATGAGGTGATCTATAAATTGAGCGCACCCATGATGTCTGCTGGCTCTGTTGAGGAAGCTGAGGGAAACTAAGGAAAGACCCATTCAGGTTTAATTTAATCGCGTTAGCAGATAGATTAGGCCGCACCATTAGCGAGATTGAGAAAATCACGGTAACGGAGTATAATGAATGGGTCGCATACTTTAAGATCGTGGACGAAAGGCGGGAAGAAGATGGCAAGCGCAGAACAGCTAAAGTTTGAACTTCTTGCGGTTGATCGCGCTAGTCGGCCCATTCAGCAAGTTCAAGGTCGCGTCAGAAACTTTGATCGTCAGATAAAGCAAAGTTCAGTCCAGATGAACCAGTTTGGTGGCTCTCTGACGGGCGCTACTAAGAACTTGCGGAAATTCGCATTAGGCGGCGTTCAGCAAGCAGGTTATCAAATTGGTGACTATGCTGTTCAGGTCGCTAATGGAACGAGTGCAACACAAGCCTTTGGGCAACAGGCTGGACAATTCTTCCAGATATTTGGGCCATTCGGTGCTGTGCTTGGTGCTGCTATATCTGTATTCTCTGCATTCAAGATGGCTGCTGATAAGGCTGCTGGTGCGACCAATAATGTAGAAACTGCGGTAACTCAATTATCAGCGGCCTATGATACGTTAGATAGTATAGACTTCGATGGCATTGGGAGCGAAATGTCATCTTCGCTAGACCCTGTGTTGGAGAAATATTCTTCATTGATAAGGCTAATCAGAGAGGCCGCTGAAGAGAGAAGAGATGAGGCTTTAAAGACTGTTTTGGGTGATCTTCCACCCGCATTGGACAAAGGGCTGCAAAACCAACTTAAATCCCTAAAGACTGCGAGGAAGAGAAATCAAGAGTTTCTTGGGCAAGAAGAAACTATATATAACCATCTTTTAAAGATGGAGAATGACAGGCTTAGGGTCACTGAGATTGTGCTTGGGATCAGGGGGGCGACGAGGCAAGAAGCTGCTGAAAGCTTAGCCAATGCTACTGCCCTTCTTTATGAAGAAGGGCTGATGACAACTGAACTTAGGGATCAGTTAGACTTGTTCCAAAGCCAGCAAGGATTGTCTAGTGCCATTGCCTCAGAGGCGAAAGATGCTGCTTCTGCGCATAAGGATACTACTTCATCAGCCAAGCAATCTTCAGCCGAATATGAGCGCCAAGACCAAATATTTAGAGATATAGCTAGAACAACTGGGAACAATGTCGCCTTGTTCAATTCAATGGTTGCGGCTCAAAAGAAACTGAATGAAGACAAGGACGCATATCTCAAGAAGTTGTCTGATGAAGAAATTGTGATGGGCCAGATCGTAGAAAAGGCTGTAGTCATAGGGAGAAGTGGCGTTCAGGGTGGTCGTGGTGCTGATCCAAGGCAGTTCACCTTCCTAGATGAATACCTTGCGCAAATAGCTGCGGGCAGAAAAGCTAAAGAAGACGCAGACGAAGCGGCACAATCTGGAACCAAGAAAACCGCCAAGATCATCAAGAGCGAACTAAGCCCAGAGCTTATGCGGATCAAGGACGCATCTGAGATGGTGGGCAGTTCATTTGAGAGCGCTATGATGTCTATGGTGGATGGCACAATGACAGCCAAGGACGCGTTTAGATCAATGGCGCGTGACATTATCTCTGAGCTTTACCGGATATTCGTGGTCAAGCAAGTTACGGGATTTATTACGGGGGGATTGCAGCAAGCATTCGCCCCTAAGCTTGCTGGAACCGCTGGTGGTGGTGGTAAAGCGATTGGTGGGCCGGTTCAGGCTAATCAGTCTTACGTTGTTGGAGAGCGTGGCCCAGAGATGTTTGTACCATCACGCTCAGGTTCAATCGTGCCAAACAACCAGCTTGGCGGTGGCGGCGTAGTAGTCAACCAAACTATCAACGTCTCCACAGGCGTACAGCAAACGGTGCGTGCTGAGATTAAGCAGTTAATGCCACAGATAGCAGACAGCGCTAAGGCTGCTGTAGTAGACGCCAAGCGGCGTGGTGGATCATATGGAAGGGCATTTGCATAATGGCTATCAGTTATCCTTTAGCGCTGCCTACGCATACGGGCATAGCTCAGATTGAACTAAGGGCGACTAACGCAGTTGCTTATAGCAGATCGCCTTTTACCTTCGCGGGGCAAGCTCACGCTTATGCTGGTAAGGCTTGGCAGGCTGATGTCACATTGCCATCGATGAAGCGCGAAGATGCGGAAAGATGGGTGGCTTGGCTTATTTCGCTGAAGGGTCAGCTAGGCACGTTTTATCTTGGTGATCCTGTGGCGGCTACGCCGTTGGGTTCAGCGCGTGATACGGATACTGTATTCACCAACGCTGCCGTATCGTCTGGCGGCACTATTACTGTAGACAGCGCGCCTACCAGCCAGACAGACTACCTCAAGGCTGGTGATTACGTTCAGGTGGGAACTGGAAGCGCTAGACAGTTATTCAAGGTTCTTACAGATGTTGATACAAATGGTTTGGGCGAAGCGAGCATAGATGTATGGCCTGATGTAAGAACCAGTATTGCGGATAACACCTTAATAACCGTTCAAAATACTCAGGGTTTGTTTAGGTTGTCTAGCAATGAACAGGCTTTCAGCATAAATGAAGCAAGCATATATGGCGTCACATTCGGAGCAATGGAGGCAGTATGAGCCGCACAGTTCCATCCGCGCTACTTACAGCCCTTAGTCAGCCAGAGGTTCAACCTTACTACGCTGTTGATCTTGATTTTGACAGTGCGCCAATACGTCTGTGGACTGGTTATGGTGATAGAACAATATTTACCAATAGTTATACTGGTGGTGGCAGCCTGCTAACTATAAGTGGATTAGAAGAGGCTAGTGACTTATCGGCTAAGAACATCACCTTGTCTCTATCTGGTGTACCCTCTTCTTTGGTGACTATAGCCTTGGATGAACCTTACCAGAGGCGTGAATGTAAGGTTTATTTTGGCACTACAGACACTTCTGACCCTATAGAAGTCTTCAGTGGCCTTATGAATACTATGACCATTGAAGATAGTGGTGAGAGTAGTGTCATAACCTTAACTGTAGAAAGTAAACTGGTTAGGTTGGAGAAAGCCAGCAACCGCAGATACACAGAAGAAAACCATGTTGCTAGGCACCCTAGCGACACATTCTTTTCTTATGTCACAAGCTTGCAGGACAAGGACGTAGTATGGGGCAGAGAGAAAGCCTAAACGACTACATAAAGTCAGTTAATGACAAACCCTTTGAGTGGGGTGAGCATGATTGCTTAACATTTACCAATAACGCCTACAAAGCCATGTATAATGAAGGCTGGGCTGATGATTGGCTTGGGCGTTATATGAGGGGTTCCGTCACCTTGCGCAGAAGCGAGCTAAAGAAAGAATTTGGGTTCTCAAGTTTTACCTCTGCCGTAGATAGGAAGCTACACCGTGTAGACCACATCCCGCCTCTTGGAGCATTGGTTACAACTAAAGAAGCGCAAAGATGGATTATTGGTGTGGCTATGGGGATTTGCACGGGTACTAAGGCTGTTTTCTTATCTAAGGAAGGTGTGCTATATTTGCCCTTAGATTACATTCACCAAGCATGGGTTAAACAAATATGAGCAAATACAAGCTAGGTGATTACACGGTAAAAAGCTGGAATAGCTGGGATAGAGTTCCTAGAGATCCCTTAACCGTTGGCGTTATGATTACGCAAGGCATTGGCTACGGTGCAGCCGCAGCGGGTATTGCAGCAGGAACCATTGCTGCGGGGTTTGGGACTTACCTTGTAGGCTACCTAGCCACTACTGCAATCACCTCTTGGGCAATGAATGCTCTTGCACCTAAACCAGATCGTGGAGCTTTAACATCTGGTCAAATATTATCTAATGCTATTAGTGGCGTAGCAGCCCAAGACTTTGTTTACGGTAGGGTTCGCAAGGGCGGTATTGTTACATTCTTTGAGGCAACTGGCGATGAGAATAAGTACCTACATCAGATCATTGTCTTAGCTGGACATGAGGTCCATAGTATAGATGACATCTATATCAACGATCAGATAGTTACATTCAGTGGTGATTTTGTTACAACTGCTGGGTCTGGTGATGAGCAGGTTGATTGGGATAGCAAGATCCGCATTAAGAAATATGACGGGTCACAGACTTCAGCAGATAGTGATTTAGTATCTGAGACAAGTGTAGATAGTAACTTCAAGGGGCTTGGATTATCTTACCTTTATGTCAGATATGAGTATGACCAAGATGTTTTCGCTAGTGGTGTACCTACTGTAACGGCTATCGTCAGGGGCAAGAAGGTCTATGACCCACGCACAACAAGCACAGCCTACAGTAACAACGCCGCATTATGTATTCGTGACTTTCTGACCTCATCTTATGGTTTAGCTGATACAGCTATTGATGATGTCTCCTTTGCCGCTGCTGCTAATGAATGTGATGAAAGCATAAGTCTATCAGGCGGTGGCACAGAAAATAGGTATGAGCTTAATGGTATAGTTCAAGCCAATAGACCAGTGGGCGATGTCTTAGGCGACATGGTTACAGCTTGCGCTGGTACATTGTTTTGGGGATCAGGCTATTGGAAGCTTAAAGCTGGAGCATATTCTGCACCTGTTAAAACCCTCACGCTCGATGATCTACGCAGCCCAATAAACCTAGACACTCGCATTACCATGCGGGATAACTTCAACAGGGTTAGCGGTACGTTCAACGATGCTGCACAAAACTGGATCACTGCTGATTATCCGCAACTGACTAGCACAACCAATGCTGGCAGCTTCGTTACTGGCGATGCTTACACAATTACAGAAGTTGGCAACACTAACTTCACTGCGCTAGGTGCTGCTTCTAATACTGTAGGCGTAACCTTTACAGCTACGGGTGCTGGTAGTGGCACAGGTAAAGCAAGTGCATTCTTAGGTCAGGATAATGGCGAAGAAGCTCTACTAGATTTACAGCTACCGTTTACCACTAGCGCATCTGCTGCACAACGTCTTGCTAAGCTTACTTTGTTTAGGGGTCGTGAGCAGATGGCCTTCAGCGCTGACTTTGGCCTAGAGGCTTTCAGTGTAGAAGTTGGTGACATCATAGGCTTTACGAATGAGCGTTATGGCTTCTCCGCTAAAGAGTTTGAGGTTGTTGGCTGGAAGTTTGCTTCTAATCAAGATGCTGGTGACTTACGCATTACACTGACGCTTAGAGAGACATCAGCAGCAGCCTTTGATTGGAATGCAGAAGAAACTGCTATCACAAGCAATGACACTACGCTGCCTAGTGTATCGGCGGGAACTAACATTCTTGGACTTAGCTTGGCTGATGGTGGCTCTGAGGTTCAAGGCGATGGTACAGTTGAAAATAGCTTAGTCGCAAGCTGGACTGCCTCTACAAACTCTTTTGTCAGCTATTATGAAGTTGAGTGGGGCCAAACCAGCAGCGCTAACAGGCAGTCTCTGACAACATCAGATAACACTGTAGTATTAGCTCCGGTCATTGATGGTGTAGAATACACTGTAAGGGTTAGAAGCGTATCAGTAACGGGCTTTAGAGGGGCGTATGCTTCAGCTACAGCTACGTCTGGTGGTGACACTACTGCGCCAGCTTTACCCACATCGCTGACAGCCTCTGGGCTTCTGGGTGGCATAGATATTGAGTGGGTTAATCCAGCGGATGCTGACTTTAGCCATGTCGAGATATACGAAAGCTCAGACAATACATTTGGCAATGCAGCTTATGTTGGTCGATCATCTGGCTCTAACTTTATCAGGGGGAACTTAAACCCTAACGTCACTAGATACTATTGGGTTAGGGCTGTAGACTTCTCAGGCAACCCAACATCCGTTGCTGAAGCTCAATTTGCTGGCCCTCAGAGTGCTACAACCAAACTCATTACATCTGCTGATATTGGTAATGCTATCATACCGTATGAGGCACTCGATACATCCCTTCAAACTACAATTACCAATAAGGCTAACACATCTGATTTAGCAGATTATGTATTACAGACCACTTATGATCTGAGTGTTGATGCCCTAAATGACCTAGAGACAAGCGCAGATAACTTAGCTGAGAAGGCGCTAGAGCTTGCTGTCAATGTAAGTGAAGCTCAAAGTACAATTACTGATGCTGGTATTGTCGTTAATCCTACGACTGGTGAAGTTACCATCCAAGCTGTTACATCCCTTGGCGATACAGTAAACCAAGTTCAGATTGATTTAGATGCTGCTGAAACTGCAATCAACCTTAGAGCTACACAGACATATGTGAATGATGCTATTGCTGCTGCTGTTTTGGATAGTGCAGACCTTGCATCACTTAATGATCTTATAGCCCGTGTTGATGATGTAGAGCTTACGATTGATGGCGGTGGTCCAGTCTTAGACGCCAATCAGATGGTAACTGGCGAGACTTACACAATCTATGCTGTAGGTACTACTGACTTCACTAGCTTTGGCGCTGACAGCAACACCGTAGGTCATACATTTTACGCTACAGGTGCTGGCACAGGAACAGGTAAGGTACAAGAAGCTGGCGATACAGCTAGGATTAGTTTAGTTGCCTCTGGTACAGTATTTGATGTTGTAGATGGTAAAGTTAAAATCTCTGACGTTACCTCTGACATTACAGTTTTGCAGGGTCAGATTACTACTAAGGCATCATCTTCTGATCTTAGTGACGTAAGCGGTCGAGTAACAGTAGCAGAGCAAGAAATTGCAGCCATTGATGCAGCTTCGATCACACAAAACTTAGTAGACTTGCAGGGTGTTGTAGATAGTCAAGATGACCTAAGCACCCTAAGCCTGAGAGACGTATTGGGCCGCTACAGAGATAGAGAATATTTGAATGCTGACATTGCTGTTGTCAGAACTGGCTTGCAAGCTGATGTCAACGATCAAAGGGTTGCTTTAGCTACGGCCAGAACTGAGCTAGGTGCTTTGATTGATGACAACTCTGCGCTTATAGTATCAGAGCAGACAGCTAGAGCCGATGCAGACAGTGCATTAGCAACAAGCATAACCACCTTAACAGCTTCAGTTGATAGTAACCTTGCAGCTATTGTAGCAGAACAGACAGCTAGAGCCGATGCTGATAGTGCTATCGCTGAGGATGTTGTATCTTTGAGTGCTACTGTAGGTGGTATTCAAACAGCGATAGGTGACGTTCAGGTTGAAGTTGACGCTAATGCTTCTGCTGTAAGCGGTCTTGGGACTAGAGTTACAACGACTGAAGGTAACATTACCTCAATAGCTGAAGATATAACAAACCTTCAGTCTAGCATTACAACAACAGATGGGAATGTAACCTCTAACGCTTCAGCTATATCTGGTCTGTCAGTAACTGTAGGCAATCTTGATAGTGACATTACAGCAGTTGCATCTAGTGTAACTACACTTTCAACTACGGTAGGGACCAACACAGCCTCTATTTCCACTGTGTCAGAGGCCGTCAACGGTGTTGAGGCTAAATATGGCGTTGAGATTGATAACAATGGCAACATAAGTGGCTTCCAGTTATTATCGGGTGCTGGTTCACCTTCAGCTTTCAACGTAAGGGCTGACCAGTTTAACTTATTCTCCCCTAATGGTACGTCTGGTGGTACGCCATTCAGCATATTTACAAGCAGCAGAACCATTGACGGAGTTACATATCCTGCCGGTACATACATGGATAACGTGTTTGTGCAAAAAGCCATTACAGTCACAGATGAAGATGGAGACATTCTCTTTGGTGCTGGTACTGACCTAGATGGCGTTTACATAAAAGATGGCACTATTACTAATGCTAAAATTGGCAATACCATTCAATCCACAAACTACTCTGCTGGGTCTACTGGTTGGAAGATAAATAAGAATGGTTCCGCAGAGTTTAACGGTGTTGTCCTTTCTAGGAACTTAGTGGTTGATAGTGGAACATTTAGTGCGTCTTCTTTTACTTGTAATGCTAATTCTAGCTTCGACATTGATAAAGTTTACAACTTAGAAACCACAGGCGTATCTATAGACGCATGGAAAGCTTCAAGTAACACCTATCTAGCAACCGCTGGCATTAGTGCCGTGTCAGTTAGTGGCGTCCCTTCTCAGGCAAATATTGGGAATGTTTATTGGGGCATTAGAGTGGTAATCTTGCCGTTGACGAAATGGAACCCCCCCCAAACATTAAGGCTGAGGTTTGAGGTTTGGGGCAAGTATATAACGGGTATGTCTGGGGTTGGGACAAGTCCTCAGGCTTTTAATATCGACTGGAAAATATATAGGGTGACATGATGGAAATTGGTGATCTTGTGAGTGGTTTTGAGGATGAAGATGGGATTACTTTACACACCATTACCTCTGTAGAGGAGGAGGCAGTTACCATATCTGTCATTCAGTATAAACCCACAGACGAAAACTTTGCTTGGGCAATAGAGCAGTTAGCATCACTTCAAGAAACGTGATATAAATAAAGTCAAGGAGACTTAGATAATGGCATGGTATAAGACAGGAACAGTTGCGGTAACAAACGCATCAACTACAGTTACAGGCACTGGTACTAACTTTGTATCAGGCGCTCAAGTCGGTGATGGGTTTCTTGGCCCTAACGAACTGCTGTATGAAATTACAGCAATCAACAGTGCAACATCACTTACGATTGCACCAGCTTATGGTGGAGCTACAGCATCAAGTCAAAGCTACGCTATTGCACCTACGCAAGGCTTAGTTGCTACGTTAGCATCTGATGTAACTGACTTGATTACTGATTATCAGTCTGTTGTAGACAATGCTGGCGCTGGTAAGTTTGGCGATGGTTCTGCTGCCTCACCAGCTATTAGGTTTACCAACGATCAAGACACAGGCTTCTTCAGAGATACAGCCAATGAAATAGCTTTCGCTACTGCTGGAGTTAAGCGTGGTGAGTTTACTTCTAGTGGTATTCAACTGTTAGACGGGCAAAAGTTTATCGCTGGAACTGGCAATGATCTACAGATTTTCCATAATGGAAGTAGTAGTATTATTCAAGACACTGGAACTGGTGGTCTTACATTACGGAGCAATTTATTGTCTCTTCAAAATGCTGCTGGTACTGAAACACTTGCTTCATTTGTTGAGGATGGTTCGGTTACGCTTAGGCATGATAACGTTACTAAACTTTCCACCAATAGCACAGGTGTAAGCATCACAGGTGCTTTTACTGCCACCGATGGATCTATCATTACGGTAAACGATAACTCTGTTGCTTTAAATCTTGTCTCTACAGATACAGATGCTTCTCAAGGCCCAATACTTAGACTATATAGAAATGCTGTTGGTGCAGCAAGTGATGTTATTGGTACTCTGCATTATTATGGACAAGATGTAGCTGGAAACGATACTCAGTATGCTGAAATTGAAGGTAGAATAGAAGATGCAACTAATGGTGCTGAAGACGGTACACTAGTTCTTAGCACTATGGTTGCAGGCACTAGTCGGTCACGTTTAAATTTCTACTCTACAGAGGCTGTATTTAACGATGGGTCACAAGACATTAACTTTCGGGTTGAGTCTAATGGCAATGCAAACATGTTATTTGTTGATGGCGGCAATAATCGGGTGGGCATTGGACATGCTACACCAGACGGCTTATTGCATCTAAAAAATACAGATTCTACAGCATATTCTGCTACAGCAACTGATGGTCAAGTAGGTGTAGGGCCAACTATTTATCTAGAAAATCCAGCTAATACTAATAGCAGTGTTGGCGGTCAAATTGTCTTTGGAATGCGTAGCACCGAAGAACAGGCACGAATTGGTGCAACAGGAGGCACTGCACCCGCCTTGACGTTTGGGACTGGCGATGCTGAAGCCATGCGCATCAGTGGCGGTAACTTGCTGGTGGGTAAGACGAGTGGTGCCTCTTTTGGTACTGATGGTATTGAAATTAATGGTAGCAATGACCGTGTGTGGATTACACGCAATGGTGGGTCAACATTGGCACTTAATCGCCGTACATCTAATGGTGACATAGCTACGTTCCACAAAGACGGCTCCACGGTGGGGAGTATTGGTATAAATGGTAGAATGATAATGTATGGAACAAATGGTTCCACTGGTGCAGGCTTGTACTTTGGTCAAAACGTCTTGCTGCCTCTTAACCATACGGGATCACTTGCAGACGATACTATTGACTTAGGTCAAAACAGCGTCCGCTTCGATGACATCTACGCCACCAACGGCACAATCCAAACATCTGACCGCAACGAAAAGCAAGACATTGCAGAGCTATCTGACGCAGAGCAACGTGTAGCTGTAGCTGCTAAAGGCTTGATGCGTAAGTTCCGCTGGCGTGATGCAGTAGAAGCTAAGGGTGATGAAGCCAGAACACACTTTGGTATTATTGCACAAGATCTACAAGCTGCATTTGCGGCTGAAGGTTTAGACGCTGGTGACTACGCCATGTTTATCTCAAGCACATGGACTGACGAAGAAACTGGCGAAGAAAGAACTAGAATGGGCGTAAGATACAGTGAGCTTCTTGCCTTTATTATTGCAGCAATTTAAGGAGAAACACTATGGCTATCACCTACACTTGGACTATTCCAACCTTGGAGCACGAAATCGCTGACGGCGGCGTTTACATTGCACATTGGCGCTGCACAGGCGTTGATGACGATGGCAACAGCGCATCAGCTTATGGCACTTGTGGTTTAACCTACGATGCCTCTGCTGCTGACTTTACACCGTATGACGATATTACTGAGGCTCAAGCGCAAGGCTGGGTCTGGGGTCATGTATCACAAGATGATACTGAAGCTGCTATCGCTTCTCAGATTGATGCGATAGCTAATCCAACTACTGAGGCAGGAGTGCCTTGGTAATAACCTAGAAAGGAAATCACTATGGCTGAAGACAAAAAGGTCATTAAGATTGACGATGTAGAATACACTGAAAATCAACTGAGCGATGAGGCAAAGATTTGCATAAATCACGTTCAATCATTGGATCAGAAGATAAGTTCTGCTAGATTTAACTTAACGCAACTAGAGGTGGGCAGAGGTGCATTTATGTCAGCGCTGAAAACTCATCTGGATAAAGAGGCAGAATAATGCTTGAGAGGCTCGCAGTTATATTGGCAGTGTTTTTGCAGGCTGCGGGCCTCGTCTGGTATGTTTCAACTCTGCATAATAATGTTGAACTGAACATGCGTGAAATAGCTCGCCATGAAGTGCGCATAGCAAAGCTGGAAGAAACATCCCAGCAGCAGGCGCTAACTATGGCGCGGATTGACGAAAATATAAAGTCAATCAGATCCACACTAGAACAGATGGCAGCAAAGTGATCTGTGCGCTGGCCGGTATAGCGGTTGGCGTTATCGTAGAAGGTCATGTGCTGTACAACGCTTGTATATACAGATGCCCAACCGGATTTTATTATCACTACCCATATGTTATAAGAATACCGTATAACTTTAAGTGTCCACCAGTTGCAAAGGTGGGCAAAGGTGCCTGATGATAGATCCAATCACAGCCATTGCTGGGGCCACACAAGCCTATAATATGGTGAAGAAGCTGGTTTACGCTGGGCGTGAGCTAGAAGACGTGGCTGGTCAGCTAGGCAAGTGGTATGGCGCCGCAGCGGATCTGGG